TCACCAGCTTTGCTGACTTTCATTTCTTAGCCCATGAACGTGAGCCAAACCAAAACCCGATAATTCCTCCAAGCATTGCCATTTCATCGCTAGAAAAAATAACGTCAGTAACTCGAATCAAATCATCCATGTTGTTGACCAAACTAGGACGAGAGTAAACGTAATAGGCAATCCATGCGTTAATTGCACATAACTCAAAGATAAAGATGTAAGTCACTATTGGTCTGACAGTACCGACAAAGTTGACCACCCAAGTGCTTGCTCTTTCCATGATTTTCTCATCATGCTTCAAAGCGGCTTCTGTCATCTGGGCATCTGTTTGCATGGCAATCTGATCTGTACGAATCTCCTCCATGCGCTCTTGAGCCTTAAACCCTTGAGCCATCATCTGTAGTTGAAGTTCTACTTGAACACGAGCCAAAGCTAACTCATGCTTTTGGTCATCTTTGTTCTGAAAGAAGTCTAGTAGTTTAGGTAAGCCAGAAATTAGCAAACCACCAAGTGTAGAAAATAGAGATAGCATTACAGTCCAATCTTTCCAAGTAGGAGATTAACAATTTTGTCCGACAAATCGTCAGGCAAAAACTTCAGAAAACCTAAAAAATACAAAGCAACAAGCCCATAGACAAATATCTTTAGGCATAGGTCAAAGGTCTTTTGATACTCATTCACCGACCACACCTTCTAGTTGCTTCACAGAATGTCATCAGCTCATTTACGCCAACAAAGACTAGAAACAAAACAAAGAATATTCCACCTATTGCCAAACCAATCTCTAGTTGTTCTTGCTCTTTCTCTTTGGCTGCTTTCTCTGCTTTCTTTAAAGCACTTATCTCTTTAGCATCTGCCAAATCCATCTCTGCTTGACGGGCTTTAATCTTGTTCCAAACGTCAATCTTTCCTGTCTGCATGAAGAGCATCTTTAACTCTTCCTCAAACGCTCTAGCCTGTTCTAAGGCCATCTCAATCTGCAAAGCCGTACCCATGTTTGAGCCTTTGCCAGACTGCTTTGCCTGAAGCATTGCCTTGGTAGCAGTTGACTTAGCGTCAAATAGCTTACCAATCATGGGCGCAAGTGATCCTAGGTCTTGGGCAACACCTGCCGCCTTCTTGACCATGCTGATTGCTGACTGTATGCCAGCTAATGCGGTTAATGGATCAACGATCATTTCTTTCTCTCCCACTTAATGCAAACAACTCTTCGGTTGTAAACATCACCAGTCCAAGTCCATTTAATACATCGGTACTCTATGGTTGCCGCCAAGAGAAAGGCGATCACGGAAATGCCCAAACAATAATATAACTACAGAAAATTACAAAACAAAGAAGAAGGGCTGCTACTGAGATAGCAAACAGCCCGTCTTTCATTTACTGCGCCATTGGAGTGTATTCGTAAGAAGACTCAGGCTCTGGAGACATCACCTCACTTGGAGTAGATGCCACAGAACCGCCCAAATAACCAGTACGTAAAACAGACATACCCAATGAATTTGCAAAGTTAGACAAATCACCAGGTTTAACAAAATCTGACAACTCTACCTCTTGACCTTTTTTGTTTATCAAACGGGTAGATGCCTTAATAACGCCATCCAAACCACCCTTGTCCATAAAGAGCTTTCTGTGAGCCTCCTTGGTAGCGTCATCTATGTTTTTCTGACCAACCGCAGCCGCAATGCGGAAGCCCTTGTTAAACACGCTAGCAATCTGGTTAACCAAGATTGCAGATACTCGTTTGGGGTCAACACCACCTAAAAGGCGTTGTAAAGTACCCATTTCTTTAATAGCCGCTTGATCTAAAGGAAGACTATTAACATCTATCTTTGTTGCCAAACGCTGTACATCAGCCAACGAAGACAAATTATCGTAGTGTTGCTTGCCAAACAGACGAACAAACGCATCCTTATTCTTTTCCAAATAAACAAATGGGTTTTGACTGTCTAACATTTTTGTAACTAAAGCGTTTTGAACCGCTAAAGTAGTGTTAGTTTGGTCATCAGGAGATAACTTCTTAAGATCATTAAAGAACTTAGTTTGATAGCCTTTACCAGTAGAGCCAAGCATACGACTTGTAATGGCATCAACTCCACCAGTTTCATAGTTTGCCAAGAATGAATCGCCAATCCTAATTCTTTCTGCTTTTGCTGCGTCATCTAATGCAACTCGTTCAGAGGAAAGAATGTTTGCCCTATTAGTAACATCGTCAAGGCGTGATTTAAGGCCAGGCAATTGAGCAAGAATATCGCTATACCCACCATTGTTGCTTGTCTTTGTAATCAAAGCATTGAGCTTGGTTGGATCGATATAGCCATCTTTATCTAAAGCAGAGTTATATAACTTAGACATAACTGCTTTTTCAGCCAATGGCATACCTTCGTCACCAGCAACCTTCAAGAATTGAGTCATCGCTGTAGGACTTTTTGCTAACTGAGGAGCAATTCGTTCTGCATACTCTTGTGAACCAATCTTCTGAATAGCATCAGCATCTTTAAACGGAATTCCTACTTTGTTGTAGTAATCCAAATCAAGTTGTGACATTGCATTGCCAAATGTTGTCTTTTCGCCACGGAAGTTAACATTGATATCACCGCTAGTGTTTTGGACTCGATCAAGAGCTTCGTCTACACGTTGTTGCAAAAGAATCAATTTATCCTTAGTTGCATCGTTTTTAACAGAACGAATATCAGCCGCCACCCTACGCTTTAAAGAATCAAGGCTAGTAATGTCCATGCCAATAGACAAATCTACTGGAGGGGCTTGACCAGGCACTGCGGGTAATGTTGTGTCTACTTGACCTTGCTTTCTCATGCGAGAAAACTCACCAGATTGTTTCTGAACCAGTTTTAACAAGTCAGATTGACGGCCCCAAGGGTCTTGCATAAACAAATCTTTAGCCGTGTTTAACAAGGCTTGAGTTTCGTTGGCTGGCAAAATAGCACCTAATTGTGATGCTTGCTTCTTAACGCTCTCATACTCTGGCGACAAAGCATTTCGGGCGGCGGCTTCTTGTGCCAAAACAACACCCTGAATTGGTTTGCCAATATCAACTGGAGAAATATTGCCCGCAAGGTTAAGAGATTGTGTAAGTTTTGCTTGTTGGTCAGATAAAGCCTGAAGTCTTTTTACATAATCAATTTCTACTTTTCCAATTTGTGTTGATGCTTTTGGTATTTCAACACTAGGTTGTGGGTACAACTCAGTAGCCTTTGTGCGAACAGCAGTCTGCAAATCTTTGTAAATTGTTTCTAAGTCATTTGCAATTTTTGCATCTTTAGTTACTAAATCTTTTAAGCCTGTTTCCAAAACTTTATTGTCAACAGCTCCAGCAGCCAAGATGTCAGGTTGACCACCAACAAAGGCAATTTTTTTACGAATGTCTTCTAATCGTTTTGTTAGGTTAGGATCAGCATCTAATGCTCGTTTGATTAAATCTTGGGCCTGAGAAGTGCCTTCTACACCAGCCAAATCTTCAACATTAAAGTCTTTAAGGTTTACTCTGTTTTTGGCTTCTGCCATCAAACCAACACCTTTTGTAGCACCAGCACCTGACAGTAAAGCAAACAAAATACCACCTGTTACTTGACCAGTAACTCCACCCACCTGTTTACCAACTTCACCACCAAATTCACCGCCAATACCCGCCATAGTAGAACCAGCTCCAAGAGCCAATCGACCTGCTGTAGTTACTGGTAAGCCAATTAAATTAGTAGGGTCTGCCAAAGCCTCTACACCTGCCGCCAAATATCGCTGTGTACCTGTTGCGGGGCGAATACCTGTGTCTACTCCCATGCCACGCTGAACACTCTCAGTAGTAATTGGCTCTAGTTCTGGTTGAGTAGGAAAAGCACCAGCAAATGTACCTGTTTGCATGGCACTACCTGCTGTAGCCCTAGCAAATGGTTGTGTAACACCCTTCTTTACACTTTCAAACAGAAGTTCGCCAAGTCCTGTGGCGGCTCTAGCTTTACCTTTAGCAGTAGGGCCACCCATCAAGCCACGACCACCACCAGCGCCTTCTGGACGAAGCGTTGTAGCCATTTGCGCTAACTTTTGAGCATCCTCTACATTACCCTCTGCATCTGCTCTACGCAGGGCTTCCATCACTTGTTCGTAAGTCGCCATTATTTACTCTCCGCTTGAGGGAACAGATATTTGTCAATCAAAGGATTGCCAGTTTTTGTTGCAGTTGGTGCGCTCTCACCTTTTTTGACAAGTTTAAACTGAGCAAGTTGACTGTCAATATTTCTTAATGCAACTTTGTAGTTTGGTGACTCGGTATAACCAAACTCTTCTGCTGCTGACTCTAGCTTCCTCTTGCGCTCAATCAATGCGCCACGATAAAGGGCAATAGCAAACTTCTCTGCTTGATCTTTTTTAACTTCAGTTGTTCTACCAGTAAAGAACTTTACAGCATCTTGTGCTAAACGATCATCAAGTCCACCAGTACGGGCAAACCTATCGACATCAGCATTTGACATATTTTTACCTTGACCTGTCAACAATGCTATCGAAGTTGGCAAAGAAGCAGCAGCAAAATCATTGCTTCTTGAGTTTCTAATAATTTCAATAGCACTTGGTGCATCAGAAAGAATCGTAGAAGTGCGTTGCATTATTGGATCACTACTCAAAACCTTTTGGGTAAAGTCCATCCAATCTTTTGGAGCTACTGGCTGACCAGGCAAAATAGTTTTGGAAGCGCCTTTTTCTGCTTTTGTACCTTCTTCATCTTGAATACGCTTATTTACTGCTGCCTTCTGTGTTGGCGTTAAATCAACATATATTTTGTTGTCATACATTTCTCGTGAATACGCATCTCTATCTGTACCAGATGCTATAGGCTTGTCTTTTTCGCCTTTAGCAGTCAAGCGTCTTAATTCTGCTAAACGAGTAGTCAATAAATTCTTGGCACGAGTACGCTCTGGGTCTGCGGGTAAGCCCTCAATTTGAGAGAGTGTGTCTTCCAAAGTGGCAATCTCAGTAGCAATCTGAATATCGTTAGGAATCGCTTGTTGACGCTCACGAGTTGCTTGAGCCGTAGAAGCTAACGCAGCCGCTAGTCTTTGTTTTGTTTGAGCAACATCACCTTGTGCTTGACGAGCATACTGAGCCAAAGCCATAGCACCTTGTTGGTCACCCATCTGTGCCAACATCTGAGCGCCTTGCAAGATTGACTCAGGATTAGACTGATCTATCTGTTGAGCAATAGAGTTTCTAGCACTAATCATCTTCAATTGTGGGTCTTCTGCACCTAATGCTCCACCGATAGCGTTACCAAGACCTCTAGCACCCGCATAGGTCATTGCCGCACCACGAGCCGCAGGGTCTAGTTGAGCAAGAGCAATACCTTCGCTTAAGGCGCTTCTACGCTGTTGCTCACCATACATTTGTGGGTTTAGTCCAAACAAACCCGCTACGATATTTTCAGCCATGATAAATCCTTACAAGAATAATCCGAGGTCTTGGTTGCCGTAAGCTAAACCAGAACCAAAACCTGAAGAACCTACTCCAGTTTGACTAAATGCTGATTGAAGTCCACCACCAAGCAATCCACCTAGCCCTTGACCCAATGTGGATGAAGAGCCTAAACCACTCAATACTGTTGCATAAGGATTAGTTGTAGCGGCTTGACCTGTAGCCAAGGCAGTACTTAGTTGAGCGCCACGCAAACCTAATTGACCCATATTTGCACCTGCTTGAGCAGATTGTTGAGCAAGAGAAGCGCCCATTGTCAAAGGCTGTTGTGCCAATTGCTCTAAGTTTGTAAATTGACCCAAAGCAGTTGTGTAAGGAGCATAAGCGGCTTGTTGACCTGCGTAATACTGACCCATAGTCTGTGCGCCAGTACCAAGCAATCCCGCACCAAAGGCAACCTGTTGCTGACCTGCTTGTTGAGCCTGTGCCGCCAGTTGAGCCTCTTGAGTAGCACGAGCGTTATACAAAGCCTGTAACTCAGGAGTAGTAGCACCCAAAGTACCACCTTGAGCAACCGCCAAACCACCACGACCTTGTTGTTGCAGTTTGTTTTGCAGATTAGCTAACTCCAACTCTCTGCCTGGTTGCAACAAAGCCATCTGTTGATTGAGATAGTTTTGAGCAACGGCTTCAGGCGATTCAGCCAAGTATTGATTACCAAGTCCAAATAACCTTTGTGCGCCTGTTTGCAAAGGAGCAAACTGACCTTGAGCCGCTTCTGCTTGTGCCAAGCCTTGATTGCCCAAAGCAACCAAACGATTTTGTGCTTCCAAAACACCTGGGCTTGCGGTATATCCTGCGCTTGTCAATTGACCTGTTACTGGATCGACTGTGAACTGCGAAGTACCAAACCGAGTTGTCATTCCAACGGGTCTAAATGCAGCAGCTTGTTTAGCGGCAGCAGTCTCAGTATCAATCATCTGTTGCGCTCTTTGAGCCGCTTCACGAGATGTTTGTTGTTGAAGAAGACCTGCACCAGTAGTCAATCCACCTGAAAGCAAAGAGCCTATTTGTGAGGTAGTAAGAGCGCCAGTACCTGTTCCAGCAGTTAAAGCACCCGCAGTCAATGCACCTGCACCTGTTGTTAAACCGCCAAGAGTAGTGCCAAGTGCCGCACCGCCAAGCAATGTGTTAGCACCTGTCAATGCCCCTGTCCCCGCAGTCAGACCAGAAAGGGTGCTACCTGCCGTTAAACCAGAAAGACTGCTACCTGCCGTTAGACCTGTTCCCAAGGCGGTTGCTCCTGCACCACCAGTTAGTAAACCTGTTGTTCCACCTACTGCACCCGCAGTACCGCCCAACTCAGCTAGTGTCAAACCTGTTGCAGCCGCTTCTGCTCCTAAAGCTGTTGCAGCCGCTGGTGCTGATCCAAATATGCCAGAAAAGGCTTCAGGGCCAACAATTCCAAATGCCGCACCCGCAATAACTGCGGCTTTAAGTAAGTCTTTTTTCAAAGTGCTTGATGATGCACCTTCTGTATAAAAGATAGGCTTTCCAGTTTCTGTAAATTGCACACCAAAACCAGTATTTCCTTTGCCTTCGTATGAACCAGACCAAAGGTTTCCCTTCGTTCTTTCACCATAGCCAGAAACAAGTTTTTCACCAGTAACTGTATTGATGATTCCTGTGTCACCTTTGCCAACTTGAGAGATGTCTGTAACACCACTCTTGGCAAGATCATCAGCCATGTAACGAGCCGCAGTTTCAGGCTGAACATCACCCTTCCAAGCATTTGTGGTGTTCTGAGCCAATATCTGCTTTGATAACTTATCAACATTCTCAGCGTTATAGGTAAAAGAACTTATGTTCTTGACAACCCTATCTTTATCAATTCCATAGGTTTGTGCCGCAGTAATGATGTCATTGATAGAGGCATTAGGATCAAGATAACTAAGGTCTTTTAATGCTTGTTTTACTTCTGCATCTGTATAAGACTTTGTTGCCATAGATTGAGCTTGTTGTGTTTGTGGTGAAGACTGTTGAGCCGCTAAAGCAGCCTGTCTATCAATCTCTTGCAATCGTGCTAATTCAATAGCATAAGCAGAAGCATTAGCCGCTAGTTGAGCAGGAGTTGCTGTTTGCTTAAACAATTGAGAGGTTGTATCCATCCCACCCCTAGCCTCCAACTCACCTAAATATGTTTGAGTTGTGACGTTGCTAGGATCAAAGCCTGGTCTATAGGATGTTAATGTAACTTCGTTTCCAGAGGCATCTGTTACTGATTGATATGGTGCTCTCATCAATTCTGCTTGAGCAGATGCACGAGCCGCATCTACTTGAGCCTGAGTGTCAACTTGACCAGGTGTACGCCTTGCCATGTAGTCTTGAGCATTCCAAGAGCCATCTGGATTGATACCAGGAGGCAACCCCAATGATGCGTTGATTTCTGATTGTGTTGCCATGACTATTTCCTTTAAGCGTTACGAGCAGCTTCAGCCGCAGCCTGTGCCGCCTGATAAGCCGCAATGCATTCAGCAGTCCAGACTGTATTGCAGATAGCAACGACATTCGCAGGGACTCCAGTTAGGTCTTGTGCGGGTGTGAGGCTTAAACGATGATAGGTTTGGCTAATTTGATTGCCATCTTCCATGATGCGTGTAGCTTCACGATAGAGAACGATTCCGTTTTCGGTTACTGTGACCTGATCCACTACAGTAGTTTTAGTTAAAGCCATTTTTATTTCCTTTTAAGTTAAGTGTCCGACTAAGCCATCCGACCTAGTTAATTAAGTTGTCATGTATGTCATGGTTATAAATAAAAGTTCATCACCACTAAAATTACTTGCTGCATTCCCAAAAGAGTTTGTTCCCATAGCATAAATATACATACTTGTTGTGCTTGGGGCGATTACCATAAAATATGTATTCATGTTTTGTGAAGCACTTTCCATCCACAAAGATGTTGTGGCATAGGTTGACCTTTCGGTTGTAGCCGCCACAGTAAAGGGAAGGGTAATAATGGCTGTACCAGATGGTGAAGAAACAGAAGAAACTCTGAATTCACCAGTTATTGTTACAAGGCGACCGACTTTTGTGTAAGCACCTGTATCAAATGATGTATTCATTGTTATAGAACCACCACCAGTAGTTATTCCACAAGTCCAAGTCCCTTCTTCATAGTCATCTAGCGTATTAGCGTCTGTAGATGCTGATTGAGTTGCGGGGAATGTGATGCCAGCACCGCTTGTTGTAGGAGTAGCGTTACCAACTGAAATAGAACCTACTGATTGAAAACCACCTGCGGCTGGAATTCTGGCTCGTTCTGTGAATGTAGCTGAACCATAAGCAGCGTTTGTATTGTGTCCAAAAAGAATAGGGTTTTGATATGACCCACCATCATTGATGGCACTGATGCGTAAATATCCCGTAGTAGTGGCTGGGTTGTAATCAAGAAAGCCGTAATTACCTGAATCAAAAACGTAACCAGTATTTCCTGTGCTAGTAACAGCAAAAGCCGCATTATTTGCTGTCGCTGTAACTGATACCTTAGAATTACCAAGTTGAGTTGTTCGCCCAACAAACACATTACCTGTGTTGTAGTAAATATCAGAACCTGTAGTTGTCCATTGGCTTGAGCCACCAGCAGATGCCCATGACAAAGTTCCAGAGCCATTGGTTGACAAGACTTGTGCGCTTGTGCCATCAGCAGCAGGAAGTGTCCAAGTTACATTGGATGCAATCGTATCTGGTGCTTTGAACGATACATAGTTTGTGCCGTTGTCTGTGTCTTCGTATAGCTTTAAATTAGAGCCAGCAGTTGAGTTTCCAAGAACATCTAATGCCCCTGTAAACACAGCCGCACCAGTATCACTTAATGTTGCACCAGTAGAGTTCTGAAGCAACTTACCTGTTGTGCTATCAAAACGAGCAAAGGCATTGTCTGTAGAAGATGCAGGGCCAACCACGTCACCTGATCCACCACCACCAGAAGCGGCAATAGTGATTGCACCTGCGGCATTAGTAATCGTCACATTTGTGCCAGCAGTTAGAGTCGCTTTGGTTAACGTGTTACCAGTAGAGTTACCAATCAACAGTTGACCATCTGTGTAGCTTGTCTGACCTGTACCACCATTGGCGACAGGGAGTGTTCCTGTTACACCAGTAGACAAAGGCAAACCAGTTAAGTTGGTTGCAGTACCGCTAGATGGAGTACCAAGCACACCACCATTAACCAAAGGTGCGCCAGAAGAGCCTACATTGACCGCTAGAGCCGTTGCTACACCAGTTCCTAGACCAGACACTCCAGTAGAGATTGGAAGCCCTGTAGCGTTGGTTAAAGTTGCGCTAGTAGGTGTTCCAAGGATAGGAGTCACCAAAGTAGGAGAAGTAGCAAATACTGCTGATCCTGTTCCTGTTTCATCAGTTAAAGCACCCAAAAGGTTTGCAGAACTAAAAGAACCAAGAGAAGTTGCGTTGCCAGTAGAGGTGATTGCACCTGTTAGGTTGGCATTAGTTGTGACATTACCCGCAGTCAGACCAGAGGCAGTTCCTGTGATGTTTGTGCCTACCAAAGCGGATGGAGTACCAAGGGCGGGAGTAACCAAGGTTGGGCTATTGGCAAACACCAAAGCACCACTACCTGTTTCGTCTGTTACGGCAGAAGCCAAGTTAGCAGATGATGGTGTACCCAAGAATGTAGCTATGCCAGTACCAAGACCCGAAACACCTGTAGAAATCGGCAGACCAGTTAGGTTAGTTGCCGTACCAGAAGCAGGAGTTCCCAAGGCGGGAGTCACCAAAGTAGGACTGTTTGACAGAACAACAGAACCTGTACCAGTAGAAGAAGTTACACCAGTACCACCATTTGCAACAGGCAAAGTGCCAGTAATGTCAGAAGTAGAAAGGCTTACTGCATCCCATGTAGCGTTAGTGCCATCAGTTTGGAGATATTTGTTTGCGTTACCTGTTTGGGTAGGCAAAAGGTTGTTCAATGCACCTGCGGCTGTAGAAGCACCAGTACCGCCATCAGCAACCGCTAAATCAGTAATGCCTGTGATTGTTCCACCAGTAATATTGGCAGAAGCATTGTCTGTTTTAGTCGCAACAGCAGTAGCAATATTGTTGTACTCAGTGTCAATCTCAGTACCTTTTACAATCTTTAAAGGATTGCCAGGAGACAAATTGTCTTTTGACGCAAAGTTTACTGTTTTTGTGTAATTACTCACGATATTTCTCCTTAACCCATTTTGCCATCTTTGGCTTGAATTTCAATCTTTTGCAATGAAAAAGAAACACCTTTAATGGTTGTTTCATACCCTGTCTGGACAATCTTTCCCGCACCAGAAGCATTTGCTGTTAACGTCTTAATTGGCACACCACTTGTGTATTCAGCAATGTTGTATTCAGCAGTGCCGTATTCGTAACTTGTCTGTGAAGGAATATAGACGTTTTCCGCTCGATAAGCTCCAGAATAGTCAAAGCCCCAATTGATAGTTAAGAACTGGTCAGAGCCACCAATAACAATGGCTGTAATATTCTTCAGAATAGATATCTGATTAGGGTTTCCCAAGTCAGCATTGTTTGTGTAGTACGCAAATCGGTACGTTACTGTGTCATCAAGATAAGTTCCATACTTGCCGATATACCCATTCTTACCAATATACAAGTCGCCATTACGCAAAGAACGCAAAGAAGTAGGAGCAATAGAGTCCCATTTGGTTACACGGGAAGCACCATCTTGCAATGTTTGCTTGGTATCGAAGCAGTAAACTTGAAAAGATGCAGGTAAAACAAGCAAATAAAAGGCTTCTTTTTCTGAGTAAACAGACTTCAGATTAGCCAATGTTTCGCTTGCTAATGAAGATGCAAGGTCAAAACGAACATTCTTGGACAAGTCTCGCAAAGGAGCAGACTTCTCTTGAATAGTCCTCATTAGTGAACGAACACCTGAGTCTGACAAGAAAACAACGTCAGTACCAATACTTTGTATGGTATCCCTTGCTATGCAACCAATAGAACCTACTGTGTCGCTTAGAACAAGAGATGCGGGTGTAGAAGCACCAGAATAGACAAGAATCTGTCGTTTACCAAAGATAAACAAGAAATCATTGTGCGCTGCTAAGCCCATTACTTCATCAGCACCATTAGGCCATACACGAGAGACATCCAATGAGCCTGAAGTGCCACCACCCCATACATGACCTGCAATCAGATCAGAGAAGGTAATGGTTGTTTTATCAGTAGCAGTATTAGCCACCCACAAACGACCAAATGCTGATATGCAAATGTTTGCTTGAGGGGCAGTCGCAACATAGCCAGACTTCTCAGACACTCTGCGATAAGTAGTTGTACTTACAGCGGGGTCATAAATCAGAGGATCGTGACCTGTTTGGAAGAAATAGGCAATGCCATTCAGGGAAGCAGTCTGCCAGTTAGATGCCGTAATCGTTGGGCCTACACCGCCACCGCCATAGGTCAACTCAGTCACCGCATTAGCAGTACCAAGTTTGAATATCTTGTTGTTGCCAGCAAACAGAACTGTAAGAGTCCCGTCAGTCTGGACTAACTCATGGATAACACCAACATCGTTAGCACCGAGGTTTCCAGATGAAGAGTTAACCCTTGACCAACCTTTTCTAGCACCAATACGACCATACTGATCCAAGATGCAATTAGTCGCAACCAAAGCAAAGCCAGCCCCTAAATCAAGGGGAGAATCTTCAGTATTCAGGCCGTAGAAGCCTGGTGCTGAGAGACTGTAACTTTGTAGTTGTCCTGCCATTAGACCGCCACAAAGTTGTCTTCAGGATAACGAGTGCTTTCCATCGCAATAGCGTCAGATAGCATTCCTTTAAACAGAGCATAAGCCTCAGTAGAGTTTGTTCCACCATCTTCACCACGCTCAATCAAAGCACGAGCATAGGCACTTTGAGTAACCAAATAGTCCAAAACCTTGACTGAAGTGCCATCAGCAGACAGATTAGCCTGTGGGATGATTAGGTCAAACAACAACGTATACACGCCATTGGGGACAGGAAACAAGTCAACCTTTGTGTCGCCATTACCATCTACCCCGTTATAGCAAAACTCGCTAGGAATAGACTGTGAAGGTGTACCAAAGTTGAGTTTGCGGTTCATGTCCGCAACAGTAGTGTTATCCAATGTTATAACACTGGTAGTGTTAATAGCGTCAGTAACACGAAACTTCTGACCTGCACCTGTCAAAGCATAAGAACTTACGCCAGAAGTAGTGGTGATAGTGACTGTTTGTGCTAAAACATTCCAAGTATATGTATCTTCAATCTGACGCTTGGCATCATTGACAAACTTGCCAATCAAAGAAGAATAGGTTGTTTCGCCAACAGTAGATACTGTGCTTTCACGCAAGCGCACTAACACATCGTTAACAAGTTCTAAGTAGGTCATGTTCGTTGCGCTCCCTGAACCTCAAATGTTGCAATAAAACTGAAGGAACTTGAGGCTTCAGTAGTAATTTGAAGCCTATCGCCTTCTTCAAAAACAATGTAAGCCGCACCATCAAACTGTAGGTATTCTTTAGAAGTCAAATTGTAAGCAGTGAGAATATCTAAGGTAGTAGCCGCACTTGCGTCATACCACTGAACAGTTATGTGCTTAGTCGAGCCGCCAGTATTGTGAATGTACATCACAGTAAACTTGGCGTAGTAACCCGTAGGAACTGTATAAACAGTTGTCAGCGTATTAGCTGTGGGGTTAAGTCCGACTGATACTGGCCTCATTTACTATTCCTCTTAGAGATCGCTTTAGCTTTAGCTTTAGCGTCTTCCTTGGACGTTGCGCCCCAAGCTCTAAGAGAAA